ATGGCAAATTACGAAGCAACTAAATATAATTTTAATGGATCAGATCTTACGGGCATTGAAGGTACAGCCACGGGTACAATTGTTGAATGGTCAGCTTCATCATTGCCTACAGGATTTTTAGAATGCGCTGGTGCAGCAGTTTCGAGATCGACTTACTCTGCATTATTTGCAATTATAGGTACTACTTACGGTGTAGGTGATGGCTCAAGTACTTTTAATCTACCTAATTTAGCAGATAACGTACCAGTTGGAAAATCTCCAGGAAAAGCTTTAGCTTCAACTGGTGGAGCAAACACAGTATCTTCAACAGGGAACGTAGCTGGTTCTACAGCTAATGCTACTTTATCAACAGCTCAACTGGCAAGTCATTCTCATACTGGTGGAAGAAGTCTTGGGCCCCCACCTTCAGGTAGTACAAGTACTAACCAGCCGGGATCACAAGCTGCAAACACTGGAAGTGCGGGATCTGGATCAGGTCACTTACATAACATGAGTGCTAACTTTTCAGGTGATGCAACATCAGTTTTACAACCTTATATAACTCTAATTTATATTATAAAAACTTAGGAGAAAACATGGCAACAAACGCAAATTGGACAGTAATATTTGAAGATAAAATAATAATTAAAAACCATGCCGAAGGTGCTTCAGAAGGTATTGGATACACTATTAGTGACAATTCTTTTTGGTCTGATTCTAAATTTTCAAATATTTGGGCTATTCAACACGGTAATTCAACTACTTCGGATGAAGTAGAATATAGAGATTCAACTCCTCATTCATCATTTGCAGATGCAGATATTGGGGACATTAGTCAATTTTCATCCAAATGGGACTCAGCACATTTAACAAGATTACAATCCGATTGGGATAATAACAATTTTGATGAAAATGGAGATTTAATTATAGAAACTGAAGCTGAAAAAATTAATAGATTAGGTGAAAAACCTACTTCTTATTCTTCATAATCTTCTAATTCTATGTTACCTGAGACAGATACCCTTTCTCCTTCCGATTGAAAATGATTTACATAATGATTAAGAGAAGCGGGGAAAATAAAAAAATCACCTATTTCAGGAAAAAAATTAAGTGCATTAATAAATAATTTTTCATCATTTAATTTATTTACAAAATTAATTCCCCCAGGTTTACTTTTATTAGATATAGTATCATTACATTCTTCTTTTAATTTTTTAGGAATATCTAAATAAATAATAAAAGATAAATCACTACCGTGACTGTGCAATGGATTTGATTCAAATTTAGTCATAAAATTTACCCATGATTCTTTAAGAGTTATTTTTTTACCTATATTAATATTGTAGTGTTCATGTGCAGCTTTAGAGTAACTATCTAAATATAAAAAAATAATAGAAAATAATTTTTTACTGTTAATTTCATATTCATTTTTTATTAATCCAGCTAAGTTACTTCTAAAATTTTTTTTAATATTTTTTTTACATAATTTTTTAATTTTATTTATTTCTTCATTAGTTAATTTTGTTTTATATAAAAAAGGACCCCAATGATAAAAATTATAATTTATTTTTATCATTTCAACATCATCCAAGAAGTTAACATATACTTTTCACCCGATAGTGGAGAGTTTCCTCTATGAACATATGGAAAACCAGCAGGCCAAATAACTATCCTACCCGTCTTAGGTTTTACTCTTTTAGAAAAATGAAGAAACTCTGTTTCTCCACCATCTTCAACGTCATTTAAATAAATAGAAAAAACAAAAGCTCTGGCTTCATTATTAAATCCTTTTCCATGTTCTATATGCCAAATATGATACCCCTCTGTTGGTAAAGTTTTTTGAATTTTTAAATCAGTAAAATAAAGAGGGACTCCATAAGCATCACCTGCTCCCGTGTTTTCAACGTAATGTTTAAAAGCTATATCAAAATTAAGAATCATTGGTTTTAAAGCTTCCCACCATACATTTAAATTATGGGATGCTGCAAAAAATTGTTGGTCTTGTTTTTGTAAAACAGAGGCTTTTTCAAAGCCTATTCTATTAATTGTATTATTAAATTTATTTTCATTTTCATATAATGTAATGGCTTTTTTACATTGATCTTCAGTAATGTAGTTGTCGTAAACACCTATAAAATTGTCTATGTTAACTGTTTTTTCCATTATCTATATATTTGTACCAACAAGGTATAGTGTATCTTATACCCTTTGTTATTTTTGTTACTTTGTGTTTTAATTTATTTCCTTCAAAACTTATTAAACTATTTTTTACAGGTTTATAAATTTTTTTATCTACTACTGTTTCACCTCCTTCAAAATCATCATTTAAATATACTATACTTGTATATGGATGATATGAAAAATCAACGTGTTCACCTTGACTTTCATTCATAGGCCACTCTACTATTTGAAAATAATTAATTGTTAATTTTTTATTTATTTTATTACATAAATTTAATAATTTAGAATACATTAATTTAATTAACGGCTCATGGTGAAAATCCGTACAATCAAGAACTTTTGTTTTTCTATGTAAAGAACAACTAGGTTTATTATTATTAAAAACGTTTTTATGGAAATCTATGTAATTATTTGATTCTTCTTCCGATAAAAAATTTTTAATTATATTCATACTATCTCTTGTTTATTTTATCATTCTTATTTATTTTATCATAAGCATGATCTTTATTAGGTCCGTTTTGATTTACATAATGAAAAAATACTTGAGCCATTCCTTCACCTTTATATATACCTGGTCTCCAATGTTTTTGATCACATCCGGCATATAAAACTGCGTCACCTTCTTCTAATTCAAAAAATGTTCCTTTGACTACAATAGGCCAGTTATCATATTTTTTAACACAGGCAGTTATACTTATTTCACAAGCCGGTCTATCAGTATGTTTTTTTAATTTTCCACCAAACACATAATATCTCCAATAAGCATAAGTTGGAAATAATTTTAAATTAGATTCTTCTTCCACTAAAGGTAATTTTGTATCTAAAAAAGAAGTCATTAATGGATCATTATACCATGACGGAGAAAATGATTGTGAATCAATAGAATAACCTTTATTAAAGTCCAATTTATTATAACAATATTTTTGAAGTACCTCTAATTCTTTTTTTGAAAAGAAATTTTTTATTAATTTATGATCTACTGTAGCCATGCAACTATACTATACCTTGTTCCTTTCGTGATAGGTTGAATACCATGAGGGTACATAAAATTACTTGGAAAAAATACAATTGAACCTTTATCAAGTTTTAATCTTTTAATTTCTTTTTCTTTTTGATTAGTAAAAACTAAATCTCCACCTTCATAGTCATCATTTAAATTAATAATAATACTAAGGTGTCTCGGTGAATTTTTATAATAATCTATATGTGTTTCATATTTTCCCCCAGGGAAATATTTTAATAAGTCTATTTGATTTATTTTTGAACTCGACATTTTAGGAAATTTTGCTTTGTAAAAAGTATATGTTCTTTCTATTTCTTTTTTTATATAGTTCCAATAGAATAAATTTGTAGGTGTATTAAAATTTAAGTAATAACCTTTTACATTTCTTATATTTTTATTTAAACCACCTATAACCTCTAAATTTCTTTTAGCTTTATGGTTTGTTAAAGGCATAATTTTATCTATAAATTCTGAAGAGATTACATTTTTTATCTCGACAATTGCTTCTAAATGATCCATAATTTCTAGTTATTTGTCTCTTTCATTATCTACATTATACTATATAATATACATTGAATAATTTCAACAGGTTTTTATATGCTACAAAAATTAGGATTTGCCCCAGGGTTTAATAAACAAGTTACCGAAACAGGCGCTGAGGGTCAGTGGTTTGATGGAGATAACGTACGTTTTAGATATGGCACACCCGAGAAGATAGGTGGTTGGTCTCAATTAGGGGAAGACAATTTAACGGGTACAACCAGTGCAATTCACCATTGGGAAAACAACAACAGTATTAAATATGCTGCATTAGGTACTAATAGGATTCTATATGTTTATGCTGGTGGTACATATTATGATATTCACCCAATTAGACAAACTTTAACTGGTGTTAATTTTACCAGTACATCCTCTTCAACTTCGGTTACCATAACATGCACCGGGAACCATGGATTATTACAAAACGATATTGTTTTATTCGAGAGTGTTAGTGGTTTATCGGGATCTACTTTTACAAACGCTTCATTTGAAAATAAAAAATTTATGGTTACATCAGTGCCGAGTGCAATTGTATTCACAGTAACTATGACAACAGCGGAAGCTGGTACTCCTGTAACTAATGCGGGCTCTGCATCTGTTCTTTGTTATTATAGAGTTGGTCCTTCTACGCAAGTAGGTGGCTTTGGATGGAGCGCTGGAAACTATGGGGGTACAGTAACGGGTGAGGCAACCTCGACATTGGCTGTAGCTTTGACTGATACGACCACAACTAATATAGTTCTTGCAAGTACAGCAGCGTTTCCTGTTTCAGGTGAAATTAGAATTGGCACAGAAGACATTAGTTATACGAACAATAACACAGGGACAAATACTTTAAGTGGTGGAGCTAGAGGTGTAAACGGAACCACTAAAGCAACTCACAGCGGTGGAGTAACAGTTACAAATATTACAGAATATACTGAATGGGGTGAAGAAGCTTCTTTTGCAGATTTCGATATTTCTCCCGGTCTATGGGTTTTAGATAATTTTGGTCAAAAACTTATTGCACTAATTTATAATGGGTTTTGTTTTGAGTGGGACGGGGCGCCAGCAAATGCAACCGACACAAGAGCCACTATCTTAGCAGATGCACCTACAGCATCACGTCATGTATTAGTATCTACACCAGATAGACACTTAGTATTTTTTGGAACTGAAACTACTGTTGGGGATTCTAGTACACAAGATGATATGTTTATTAGATTTTCTGACCAAGAAAATATTAGTGGAACAGATGCTTATACAGTTAAAGCTGAGAACACTGCAGGTACTCAAAGATTAGCGGATGGTTCTAGAATTATGGGGGCTATTAAAGGTAGAGACGCTATTTATGTTTGGACTGATACAGCATTATTTTTAATGCAGTTTGTGGGTCAACCTTTTACTTTCTCTTTTCAACAAGTCGGAACCAACTGTGGGCTTTTAGGAAAAAATTCTTGTAAAGAAGTTGATGGATCTGCTTACTGGATGTCTGAAAATGGTTTTTTTAATTATGATGGTCAGTTAAGAACACTGCCTTCTTTGGTAGAAGATTATGTTTATTCTACAGATGCTGGACCAGGAATAAATTTAACAGCAAGAGATTTAGTTAATTGTGGGTTAAATAATTTATTTGGAGAAATAACTTGGTTCTACTGTAGCAATAGTTCAGAGGCTGTAGATAGAATGGTGACTTATAACTATTTAGATTCTTCACCAAAACAACCTATTTGGACCGTTGGTAGTCTGGCTAGAACTGCTTGGCAAGATTCTGCTGTATTTGATAAACCACACGCAACCTATTATACTTCTACCGATAATAATTCTTTTGATGTTATTGGTAACACGGATGGTATTAGTATATACTATGAACACGAAACAGGGACCGATCAAATAAATGCGGGGGGAGTTGTAACAGCAATCCAAGCAAACATATTATCAGGTGATTTTGACATTACTCAAAAAAGAAGTAATACAGGTCAAGCTGTGGGTACACCAGACCTTAGGGGAGACGGAGAATATATTATGAGAATAAGTAGATTTATACCAGATTTTATTGAACAAGACGGAACTACAAAAATAAGTTTTACAACTAGAAATTACCCTAACAGCACACCGGTCACTACAGATTTTGACACTACTTCAACAACCACTTTTAAAAGCACAAGACTTAGAGCAAGATCTATCGCATTAAAAGTATCTAACACAAGCACTGGTCAAAACTGGAAACTAGGTACATTTAGATTAGATATTGCACCAGGAGGAATGAGATAATGGCAACAGATGCAGAGTTAAGAGAAAGAGGTTTAAAATACCTACCACAACAAAAATATTTACAGAACCCATATGAATTACCTGAAGAAGAAGAAGAAAAAAAAGAAGAAACGGTACCTGTACAGGATGGTATACTTAATACCAATGCTTTTACAAATAGTGGTAATAATTTTAATGTCTACAATCCTGACCCTAATACATTAAGCAGTTATAGACCTAACTATGATTATAGAAGATTTTCTGAACCAGATCAAAGTATGATAGAAATGGGCAGAAACCAAGATTATTTTTATAAACCACCAGTTAATCCAAGGATAGAAAATATTTTAAATAGGGTTCCATATCTTGGTCCTGTTAAAAAGGGTGTAAAATTTTTAAGTAGTCAAATAAGTCCTTATCTTTCGGTTAGCAGAAGATCAATATTAGAGAATGAATTAGCTGGTCAAGGTATAATGGTTGATGACATTGGACGGATTGTTAGAGGCGCAGGTGATTATGATACAGTTGGTAATGTTATGGCAGGTTACGGCGCAGGTCAAATAACACAGAAAACTATTGATAAGAGAAAAGGTACAATTGAAAAAACCTTAGCTGATAAATATAATATGAGTCCAATAGATATAGCTGCTGTTAAAGCTGGTACTTACAAGGGTGAAGTCCTTAATAAAACTGATTTAATAAGTAGATATGGCGCCCTTGATGAATTTGGAAATACATTAAATTTAACAAACACAAAAGTAGATAAGATTAAAGATTTTGAAGAAGAAGAAAAAGAAAAAAAGAAAAAAGATACTATCATCGGTAAATATCTTACTGAGAGAAAAGAAAAGAAAGCTGCTAAAGAAGCTGAGGTTGCTGCGGATGATGCAGTAACTGCTGCAACAACAAGTGGGACAACTAACAGTGATGGATTTACTTACGACACCAATACAACAGGACAAGCTAAAACAAGTAGCGGAGGTACTTACAAATCTACTGTTACACCTCAACAAGCTCAAGACAATCAAGATAGAGGGAGAGGACAACAAGATATTGAAAGCCAGACTAATTCACAGGCAGGTTCAGGAGGTTTTTATGATGATTTTGCTAAAGGTGGTAGAGCCGGATACTTCTTTGGTGGTAGAGCAAGATTACAAGGTGGCGGTGGAGCTGGTATGGGTGCTACTGAAAAAGCAGCAGAAAGAGCTAGCAAAGGTTATGGAACTACACCAGACACCGGAAGTAAAAGTGGTACTAATGATTATAGCACTGCTGAACAAACTAGAAATAATTACAGATCTATAGTAAAAAACCAAAACCCAACTCCAAAACAATCAATTTTAGACAAAAC